AAGCTTGTCCTGTAGGTGTTGAAACATATTTATAATCTTCTTTTTGAACTCTATAAAAAATTCCTTCTGGGCCAGTGACCCCGCCTTCGCCCACTCCATTTACGTTTGCAAGATTTGCTGATGTTGCAGCAACTGCTGCTGTTTTTGTAGCTATATCGCCAGTGCCTAATGACATTGCACTTGACATTTCGGACAATGAAACTGTAAGTCTTTCAATTGCTTGGTTTAATAAATCTACTGCATCAACGTCATTAACTATTTGATTTGAAAACAACTCTGCTGCTTTTTGAGATGCAATTATCTCTGGTGTAAGTAATTCTTTAAGGCTCATACCGCCATTTGCAAGCTTTGTTACTAAACCAACACCTTTAAGTATATAGCCAGCAAAGTTAGATAAAAGACCAGTTAACATGATAAGAGGTCCAGCTAACGCTGCACCTATTACAAGAAAACCAAAGAAGCCTTTGAGTGGTGAAGGTAAACTACTAAACGCTTTACCGATTTTATTTGCAACACCCAAAATTATTGATCCCATTTCAACAAACTTTTGTCCAATGGGGTAAAGTGTTGCTTTAAACCCTTCTAATGCTCTTGTCCATTGTGCAGATACAGAAGATGTTGCTTGCTTCATTTCTTGATTTGCCAAGTCTGCTAACTGACTTGATGTAGCTCCTGCAACTTTTAATGCATTAACTGTTTGGCTCCCCGCCTTGCCAAAGTTGTCAATAAGAGCAGAAATACGAGCAAATTGAAACTTACCAAATAACTTTTCAATAAGTTGTTCTCTTACAAGTGGAGATAAACTCTGAAGAGAAGCTTGTAATGCTTGAATCATTTGTACTGGTCCGCCAGCACTCTTTATTGAGTTTAAGTTAATACCAAAAGACTCAAACTCTTTTACAGCTGCAGATGTTGGGGCAATTATAGATGCCATTGCAGACTTTAATGCGTTGGCAGATTGAGCTGCTGGAATTCCAGCTTCACGCATTGCAAGAAGCATGACTGCAGTATCTTTATATGTTCCGCCTAATTGTTCCATAATAGGACCAACTTTTGGAATAGCGGTTGTCATATCTGTAAGCGACATTGTTGTTTGCTTTTGAACGTCAGACAAAAAGTTAACTGCATTTGCCAAATCATTAGTACTTACTTTATAAACATTTTGCAAAGCAACAATTGCATCCGTTGCTTGCTGAGAATCAACTCCTCCAAGTTTTGACAAACGTTCTGTTTGAGTTGTTATATTAAGAAGTTCTTGACCTTGTTTACCCATAGCTGCAAAATTTGCTGCAGTTTTAACTGTTTCTGTTTGGGCTATACCCATGGTTTGTGCAATTTGAGTCCCAAGCTGGAGAACTTGTCCAGATATTTGATTAAGTTGTGCTTGTGATGGAGGAGTAAGACCTTCTCCATAAAGTCTTTGAAGTCTTGTAAGTTCTACGTTTGTTTGTTGGAATGATTTAACTGCTGCTGCACCAAACATAACCATAGGCATTGTAAGACCAACTGTTAATTGGCGACCCGCCCACTGTGTATTCTTACCAAAGTTGATAAGGGCTGTTGATCCACCATCAATAGCTTTCTGCATCAACATTGCCTTCATTGTAACAAGGTCTTCTGCTTGAGCTACTTCATTAAATGCTGTTGGGGTATATACATCTAGAAAACCCTGTTTATTTTGTATTACAACAGAGTTATTTAATTTTACTTGGGATTCTGCAAGAGCATTCATTGATGCTGTTGCTTGTCCTGCTTTTCCTGTAATTATATTGAAATAATCAGAAAGTTTTAATTTACCCGCAACAAGTGCTGTGCCAAACTTTTCAGTTTCAGAAGCCATCTTAACAGTTTGCATTGTAAACTGTCCAGTAGACAGCATTGTATTTTTAAATGCTGTCTGAGCTGCTTGTAAATCTTTTGTTAATTGCGGACCTAAACCTACGCCCGCCACACCTTTATTAAGTGCATCAACTTGTACTTGAAGGGATTTTATTTGAGCATTAACCGCAGAGAAGTCGCCAAGTGCAACTATATTTAATTCTATCTTTGCCAAGTTATGCTCTCACCCCCTGTTATTCCATTGACATAAAGCCTAAGCCTTCGCCAACTCCAAAGCCTTCTTTGGATGCAATATTTGCATTCCGAAGAGCTGCAACATCTTCTGGCTCTTTATTACCTTCTTCAAGGTCTACACCATTGATTGCTGCAAAGAACTTCATTTGTCTTTCTTCTTTTTCCCTTATTGCTTTTACCAAAGCATTAAGTTCATTGATAGAAAGATTTTCCTCTAGTTCATCAAAATTTTTCCAATGACCTAAAGAAAAAATCTCAGACTCTAAGGAGCTTAGATCTAGTTCGTCCCAACTAGAGCCGCTCCCAGAAGGTTTGGGTCTGTGAGCTTCAAACCTCCAGCAACTTCAAGAATCTTCATCATAGTAGGAGTGTCAATAACTTCCTCAAACTTGTCTTTATCAGCAAGATCTTTTCTTCCTAGACCATCTACACATATAAGTGCTGCTTCTACAAACTGGTCCATAGCATCTAGCTCTGTTTTATTTTCATCAATTCCCATGGAGTTTACAACTTCCATGAACTTTCTTAACTGTTTAATAGGCAGTGGTTTTAGAGTAATGGTTGAACCATCACTTATTTCAATATCTACTGTATCATATACTGTTGTTGCCAATTTATAGCTCCTTTGTTGTTAGTTAAATTATACCAATATAATTAGTATAAACAAACTCAGAACCCCCGCCTTTCGGCAGGGGTCTGAAATCTATATTAAGTTGTAATTTAGTATTGTTTAGAATGTGCCGTAGACACGATCAATAACAACACCATATTCTGCACCAGCGTATGCTGGATCAGAATCAGGCAAGCAACGGAAGTTCACTGGGAACACTGTTGCTGCATCACGCTTCAAAGCATGCATTGTTGTATCAATTGAAACAACACGACGTGCAACGTAGACACGCTCTTTCTGACGAGCAACTGTAGTAACAGAACCTGTTCCTACTGAAACGACTGGTGTAGCACCGCCGTTAGATGCTGGATCATTGAAAGCCTTTGATGTACCAATTTGTGCTGGAGCTTGTCCAACTGCAATAAGCACACGCTCTACTGGAGCATCTCCCAAAGCACCTGCTGCAATGTTTAATGTTGCTGCTGGAGTATCTGGAGTGCTGTTAACGTTAGAATCATTATTAAGAATTGCTGGAACGTTTACAACTGAGCCAGTTGAGTTTGCAACATAGTATGAATCCATTTGACCCCATGAGAACTGAAGGTTCTCAAGAGTTGCTTCTGTAAGTTCGGTCTTCAACAAAACTTTAAGTGTTTGCTTGAAAATACGAGCTGCGTCCAAAAGCTGATCAACCATTACTTCACCGTATGTTGGTTCATAAGAAACTTCAAGACCTGTGTTTGTGTATCCAACTTCACGATATCCGTTATTAGGATTCAAAAGTCCTGAACGTGCTGATGTGTTTGTTGGCAAAAGGGTTGTAAGATCTGATTGATATGTTGTTGGGCGACCTGTGTTATTTGAGCTGTTACCAACAGACACGAATAGAGATGCTGCACCAACGATTACGTTTTTTGTACTTGTAGCCATTTTTTATTTCACCACCTTATTTATTTTAAAAATTAAACCAAAAAATATGACGTGCTTCCTCATAGAAAATCATAGCATCAAACGGATATAACTCAAACTTTAGATATATCGCCCAGTGTTGGTTGCTGTGCCCTCATCTACTTCACGGGTATAAGTATAGCCTATGGACATGTCACCACTCATATAACCGCCCTCATCAATAAAGGGTTGGACGGGATTAGCTGATTCCAGCTTAAAATACAAGAATTTAAATGGGCTGTTGGCAGCGTGGGCCACATCATTTATATCAGCAGCAGAAAGCTCATATCTTCTAAATAGATCTGTAAGGAAGTTAATAATAGATATAATCTGTGAATTGCTTCTAGATATAATTTGCATAACCATAGATTCTTCAGAAATCCACCATTGAACCCCATAATTTTTTTGAATAATATCATAGGTTATATATGTTTTACCAGGCAAAAGGTTGTTGAATTCTGGTACTTGTTGTGACGGTACTATAGGTATTAGTGGATCAGAAAAACCATCAGCATAATAATCTTGTGGATCTAAAAGACCAACTCTTTGAAGTTCCGCCCATATAGCATTTCTTACATCAAATGCAGCTATTTTTGAATAATCTATTGTCATTTAATTGTAGCCCCTAAATCAACTTTATTTACAAGATTTGTAACTGCATTTCTTACAGCAGAAAGACTTCCTTTAGCTGTGCTTGAGTTTAATGCATTTGAAACATCATTAGCCAAAGACTCATAAAACCCAGAAGCATCCATAACTGTATTTGCTTTTGTAGTATACCATTCAAGCATATAACTAGCAAAAGCATTTTTAGTGTTGATCCCGCCTGGATGTAATATATTTACTTGTGTGCCTGGCTTTATAAAAGTTATTCCATTATTTCCCATAAAAGCTAAAACTCTTTTTGCTGAAAATGAAACAGGTGTTCCTGATTCCATAACTTCTGCCTTATTTCTAAATATGTTTCTTCTTGAAACAACTTTGCCTGTTTTTCCTGGAGTCAAAAGTTCTGGACTTATAGGTACTGGCATTTTTGATTGTAAAAAATTTGTTGATACTACAAGGTTTCCATAAAGTATCTGACTTCTTTCAACGACAAAAAGTCTGCCCGCTGGACTTCCTATTTGACCCCACTCATAAACATGGTGCATTTTTTTAGGATTAAGTCTTGCATAGTTATCAACGTCAATCACAAATCTCTCACCTGTAATTGAAAATATAGCTTTTGATAGCTGAGTTAAAACAGAAGGGTTTTTTAGTTCTTCTAATCCGCCCAGCCAATCTGCTAGATCTGAGCCTATTTGAGCTGCATTAACCTCAAGCTTGACTGTCATCTTGGACTTCACTTCTTAGAAGAACTGCTTCATAATAAGCAATTTTTCCAAATGGGTCTAGGACAGCGTGAGAAGCAGTAACTTCAAAAATAGTGTCTGGCTTATCATATTTATCTACTTCAACAAATATTTGTTCATTTGTACTTGTTCTAATATTGGTGACACGCCAACGCTTGCTAAGCAATTCAAACCCGTACATTTTAAGCTGCATTTTTTCATCATAAGTTAAATCAGAACCCCTGCTAAAAGATTTATTATCACTTCTAGTTGAAGCACCACGCATTTTAACTGGATCAACTTTACACTGAACCGTTCTATCATATAACCATTGACGCTTTATGGCACCCGTTGAATCTTGAACATTTTCTTGTATGTAGATATCTGCCTTCATATTAAAAACAGAGCCAGTAAAAGATCCATTTGTCTTTGATGTAAACATTAGATTATCACGATATTTGCTTTACGGTATTGATCAAGTATATTGTCTACAACAATATTTCCTGTACCGTCAAAAGCTCCGCCGCCCATTTCAAATGAAATTTCACTGAGGTTAACTTTAGACAAATATTTATTTCTCCAGTTATAATCGTTTGAAAGAATATCTTGAATTAAAAGCATGGAAGCAAGCTTTATATCTTCTGGGACATACTTATAACCCACTTGACCAACAAATCTATATAAGTATCCATCTCTAAAACGACCATACTCATAAATCTCTGGGTCCATCTCGTTGTTCCAGCCATCTGGCCAAGCTGGGTACCATATTCTAACTTGGTATCCTGTTGGACTTATTTCAGTATTGTATCCAAATGTATCGTAAACTGGATTTTGAGTTCCATCATAAACCAATATTTGGTTTTCCCAAATTTGATCAATTCTTAACATTCTTTCTGTCAATTGGATTGTATTGCCACCAATTGCATATATCTCTTGAGCACCATAATAAGTATAAAACTTAATGCCCGTATATCCTTCAATAATAGTTCTTGCAACTTTTTCTGCACTGACAATAGATTTTGGATCCATATAATTTATTTGTGATGGGATTGAACCAAAACCTAGAAAGTCTATAGTTTCTGAAACCGTAGAATATGGAGTTTCGATGGAGTAGAAATCAGTTTGAACAGTTGAGACACCATTTACTGTATAACTCCATCGAATTTCCAAAGTTCTGTTAATATTTGTTATTGCGGGGGTAAGCAAGAAAGAATAAACACCAGCGGGGTTTTCATCCACGGCATTAAGTCCCGAAAATCCTGTTATTGGATTTGCATCATTATCAGCATCATATATTGACAATGTTGGAAGGCTATCCGCTTGGGCTAGAACTCCATTATTAAAGACTTCTAGTTGTATCTTTTCCTGACTATTAGTGTTGATTGTTTGCAATCAGAACACCCCCTATTTTTTATTTATGCGTAGTATTCCTGAGCTTCTCTCGGGGTAGCAATACGGAACCCGTCCTGAGTATCAAAAATCTTTTGAGCATCTGTTTCTGACATTGCAACAAATGGGTGCTCTTGAGAAAACTCAAAGCCCATTGTTTGATATGAATGATTATTTCTTTCCATTTTTACAAGGATCTGATTTGCTGCTTTTGACATAATCTTACTTTCTCTCTTTTTCTTCTCGTTCTCTGGAATCTCAATATCTTGCTTTTCTGCATTATCAAACTTAGCATACATCTGCCAAGTGATGCCCTCTTCTTCAAGAGCTGCAATGATTTCTTGTTTTGACTTTAATCCTTGAGTTTCAATAGCAAAAGAATCTGCTACTTTTCTCAACTCACCAATTTTTAATTCTGTAAATGACATTTGACTTCCTCTCGTCATTGTTAATTATATCAGAAAATGGCTAAGGGAGCTACCTAAGTAACTCCCCGCCTTGCAACTAATTAAAAATTAGTATGTGTTTCCGTTTTGTCCACCTGTTACATTGGCGCCGTTAATAGCGGAACCGAATGAAGGAGAAGACATAGTAGAACCTGCAACCTTAACGTTCTTGACGATAACGTGTGCATCGTAGTTTTCCATTACGCAACCAACACGAATGAATAGTGTGTATTCAATTGTGTCTTTCTTTGGCTGGAACAAACGATAGACTGTTACATCACGCTTGATACCGATGATAAAGTTCTGTGGGAATGTCAAGTGGACATCACCATGGTAACCTGAAGCACCAGAATAGTCTCCTGCTACGGTCTCGTTGATCAACGGAACGTTGATAACTGGGATACCGAATGCAAAAGGAGTTACTGTTCCTGGACCACCATCGTTAGCTGCAACATCACCACGGATGATACCTGAAGCGATATCAAATGGGTTTGCTGAGCCAGCGTTAGCTGTCAAATTGAACAAGTAGTCCTGAACCAAGTTCGATCCTGTGAAGAAGCGAAGTTGATTACGGCGTTGCTTGTACTTACGTGGAAGGGTCTTAATAGCTTGGTTAAAGACTGTTTTATCAAGTCCGTATCCATTAGCGTCTACAACGTGTGCGTTGTTAAGAGCCAATGTGCGGAAACCTGCGAAAGCTGACATCAAACCTGAACCAGTTCCAGTACCGTTAATAAGGGTATCCTCAATATCGTTACCAGCCTGGGTAGCCATAAGACGTGCAATGTGATCCTCTAGATCTGGACCCTCAATATTGTCTTCAAGAGACTCTGCTGAAAGTTCCCAGTCAAGACGGAGCTTGCGTGTTGTAAGAGATACTTTGTTGAATGTAGCATTTTGTGCAGAGAAAGTTGTAGTATTAGCGTTTGTATAGCTATCGCCACTTGCCACGAAGTTACGTGGGTTGTCTTCCTGTGCAACTGTCATGATACGCTGTCCAACTGCAACACGATCAATCTCGGTTGTGTTTGAACGCATACGGATTGTACGAGCTGCCTTAGCAAGAATTGTAGCATCCCACATGTAATCCAAGAAGCGATTAGCTTGATCTGGATATAGGAGTCCGTTACCTGAAAGGGTAGCAGAGTCTGAAGATGCATTGACTGCTGAAGAACCGAGGTCCGTAGTATCAATTACTTTTTGTAGAAGTTCATTACTCATTTTTATTTCACCACCTTGTTTTTTCTGTATTTTTATATATTACTAGCACTGAGGAAAGCGCCTTGCCATATACTTTGTTTTGGTTTTGTTTGACCCATTGGAGCTTCTACCCCAATGGACTTCTGTACTGCAGTAGCTGACTCAAAGCCCTTGAGCTGATGATCAACATATTCGATCTTTTCGAACATATCAGTTACTGACTTACTCAAAGTTTCGTACTTTGCAACGATTTCATCATTTGCCTTTTGAATATCCTCATATCCCTTTGACAAACGCACCATCTCTGCACGTGTTTCATTGACAATATTGTACATGTCCTGAATTGTTGCAGCATGTGTTGCATAGTTCTTCTCAATAGACTCACCAAAGAAGGTCTTGAGGTCGCTGACCATCTTTGTCAAATCAAGTGCATCTTCTACCTCAGAGATTGATACGGCCTTTTCAATGCTGGTATCTTCTGCAGTTTCTGAAACAATTGAAACTTCTTCGGCTGGAGCCTCTACATCAATTGACTTCTCAATTGTTGCATCTGTATCTTCTGCCATGTTGTTACCTCCTTCGTTGAGCGAAATATCATCACTCTTTTTAAGCCCGTCCTCAAACGAGACTTTCTTTTTGCTATTTTGATCAGGATAAAGATTAATGGTAGCATTGCTATCAATTACATTTCCCGCCAAACCTGGAGATGCTGTCTCCGTTGCTTCGTGTGCTGATGTTGGTGCATCATCTTTCTTAAAATAAGAATCAATTACTTTTTCAATTGCTTCAAACTTTTCTGAATCTGCTTGCTCAACCCAACCAATATTTTCCATTGTTGCATCGCATACAACACAATCTTTTGTTGTTGCTGTATCTGTTGATGCAATCTCATCATTCTTACACCAGAAAACATTCTCTAATGTTATTCCTTCAATCATACCTTTTACAAATGTACTTCCATCTGTGTTTTTTTCAATAGAAAAAAAGTTTGCAAGCTGATTTGCTGGTGAATCTACTAATGATAATTCATGCAGATCATAGTCATGGATAACTCTGCGAGTTTCTGATTCCCCGTCAACTTTTTCCATCTTTGCATCATTTATGTTACCGCCAATAGAAAAACCTGAATAGGTTCCATCTAAACATTTTTCCCATGCATCCTGTGCGCCTTTTGAAATATAGGCAGTTACATAAACTCCATTATATTTCTTTTGTGTTTCTGGATCAAAAAATGTATCGTGCTTAAATTTAACCATTTTACCAACTGCTGTTGGTCCGTGCATTTCACGAATGTTTCCTCTGAATCTTTCAAAAGCTTTCTTATTTGCATCTGCAGTAACAATATCACCATGACGATCAACGTTATCTAGTGAAGCAAAGCCAGACACCAAACGCTTCTCTTTATCAACCTTTGTGATAGGGAAATGAAGAGCTGTAGAAGATTCGCTGTTTTGCCAGTACGTTTTTTGAATGTCCATATGTAAATAAATAATATCAAGTTTTATAAATAAGTCATAATTTAACTGATATTTTTTATAATTCCTGAATTGATCTGAATGACCTTTTTTACATCCGAGCCCTCTGGTTGATAAGGTGTACTTTCTTTTGGAGGGGTTGGTGCTCCTGGATCATGGTCTTCTATGTTTGCAACATATGGCGTGACTATGTGTGAATCTGGGGTAACATTTGGACTAGCCATTGAATTATGGGATGCAAGTCCACCCGTAACAAATCCCATTATTGGGTACATCAAATGGGCAATATCACGCTGAAAGCCAGTAGCTGCCCAAGCTGAGATCGCACCTACAAAAGCTATCCCGAGCTGTTTTGCATCGGATACACTAAATTTAAAATGATGTTTTAAGCTCATAATGAACCCTTTAACTCATCATAAATAATTTGTGGAAGCGGTCCTGTTACTTTAATGTCCTGTTTTGCTTCATATTTAACTAATGCTGACTGGGTTTGTTTATTCATAATTCCTGTAACATAATTACTTGGAAGAAGTCCCGCCTTTAATAAAGCTTTTTCTACTGCCATAACTGCATCATTTTTTTGACCCAAATTGAATGCTGTTGTGCTTGTTGGAAATGGAGGTGCCACAAATACTGTGGGAGAAGGAGTTGGCGTTGGTGTTGTGCCACTTGTTGTAATTGGAGTGCCATGTAAAGCTGCTGCAGCTCCCGCTGCTGCTGTCCCAGTAGCTGCCACGCCTGCCGTTGCCTTCTTGCTTGTAACACCCTTTGAAACAGGTTTTAATGGCACTGGATACTTAGGTCTTACAATTGCCATAACATAAAGATAGGGGCGATGTTCTCTATAGCATCCTCCACCATTTGCAGCAGCACTTGTATTTTTATCAGTTGTATTAAAACCAATTGTTGTTAATCCGTCTGGAGATGCTGATTCAATTATTTCAACGTGTTCTGCTACGCCAGTACCCCAGCTAAAAAACACCAAGTCGCCTGGTTGTCCTTGATATTTATTTACAACTAAACCTTGTCTTTGAAACCAAGCTAGCCCTGCTGGGCAATATGCAAATCCTTTTGGAGTTTGTGCAGCAACTAAATGTGATAATCCAACTTGTGCAAAGCACCAAGAAATACCCATAGCACAATAACTTGCATTAGGAACACCATACCAAATTCCATATGGGTTTTCATTCATAGGTCCTTCAACAAAACCTATTTGGCTTCTAGCAACATTTAATACATCTAATGCTGTTGCCATTTTTAGTTACCTTCTTGTGGACCCTCGCCCTTTGCGTTCCGAGCGGTGCCCATTTTATCAGGAGCGTTTAAAGTTCTATTTTGATCACGTGTTTTATTTCCACTTGCATCAGATGCTGCATCTTGTGCTGCTTTAGGATTAATAACTAGCACTGCATCACCGCCTTCAAGTGGAGCCATTCCACGACGTGCACGAACTTCGTTAGGAGTAATAACTTGATCCTTTAGATATCTGTCATCAATACGAGATTGAGTTTCTTCATCTGTAAGTGCAAGTTCATTAAATCTTAAAACAAACGCATCAGTAAATTCTCTGATAATCAAGTTTATTTTAAATTCTAGCTCTTCTTGACGTGGACGGCATACTTGCTCTTTAAATGTTTTATCAGCATCTTTAGCATTTGCCAACGATACGTTTGCTGGCATGCCCAACTTAGATACTGGAACACGGTGAGAAAGAAGAATACGGTCTCTATTTTCTACTGCATAGTTTCTGAATGAAGAGTCTTGTATTCCCGCCTCAATTGGCTCCATGTTGAATTCAACACGGCCTTGCTCGCCATCTGAAGGAAGCGGGATATAAAGAGTTCTATGGTTTCTACCCTTTAGGCCAGTCTGGAAAAATTCAAGCAGTTTACGCTCTGAGTCAGCAGTAAGTTTTGCACCTTTAACAGTAATGATATAACGTGGTACAGCTTTATTTTCAAAGTAATCCAGGTTGAAGCGTTGAGCGAATTCATCACCTGCAACCGCATTCTTTGCTGATAATACGTCTGGTACTCCATAGTAGGTATTTGACGGAGTAAAAACTTTAAAGTGAATTACTTCGTTTGGCTGGGGATCAGTACCTATCTGATCTGGGGTCTCGGTGTCACCGAAGTTTCTAAAAAATGTATAACGGTTATAAACAACTTGAACAAAACCATCACGGTGACGACGGATTCTCATGGTTGTTGTAGGAATATGCCCAATGTAGCCAATCTTGCCATTTGTTGTACGACCAACTTCAAGGTAAGCATTTCCAGTTGACTCTAAATCAATAAAAACCTTTTTCATTGTTTCTGTAAATGAATCATCAGAGTTCATTGACTCCAGATAAGAACGAAGCTCTTCTTTGTAACCCTCAAGCTTTGAACGCAACTTGTCAAGCTTCTTTGGATTATCCATGACTTCTTCAATTTTTGCAGTTGTAGCCCAGGTGTTATCAAACTTATACCCCAGACCTACTACGTTTGCCGCTTTAGCATTTACTGCAGAGTGATGATATGGAGAAATATCATATAGTTGAGCCAAGTACAAAATGTTATATGGAGGCTGAACAATTTGGAAAAGAGAATATCCTGTAAGGTCAAGTGGATCTAATTTCTTAGATTTTGCATCACCAACACCAGTAAATGACTTTTGCATTCTATTTACTTGACGACGAAAATTAGGACTTAATCCATCTGACTTCTTAATTTCATCCCATGTAGCATTAAATGGATCACCGAAGTCATGTTCTATTGTATGTGATGGAGAATCAAGTTTTACTGTGATCCCGCCCTCATCTTCATCCATGCTGTCGTCAATAGTTAAATTAGCCAAGATTCATCTCCCTCATCTCTTTTACATAATCCATCATTGCTGGAAGGTCATGCTCATCTGGCACAAGACCCATTTCTAATCTTTGTCTTTGTTCTGCCAACTCTTCGTCTGTGACTGGTCTGTGACCCGCCATGAACATTGGCTTACCTTCTTCTAAACCATAATGCTTTGCAGCATCTTTAAGTTTTTTAATCTGTCTGATATCACCTTTAACGGCGGGGATACTCAAATAAGCCCCTTCTTCATCCATGACAACCTTGCCATCTGGCATCTGCCAAATATAAAGTCCCCAATTGACCTCATCAATTGGAGTTATCTGCATAGGTTTAGTAGGTTTCATATATGAATAATACCACTATATATGGCTAAAGCACAAAAAATGAACATGCTAATGCCATATTTTACTTGTTAAGCATTATTTGTGGGATGTGTATATGCCAAAATTGGCTGACCGCCATTATAATCTGTACTTAAACCAGAGAACTCAGACAAAGTACCCAAAGAATTTGAAGCAGACTGGGCATTTCCTATAGAGCTTCCAAATACTGTAGAAGTTGAATAGGGGAAATCTACTTGTGCTACTGTTGCAGTCAAGAAACTAAGATATCTATTTTGTACACTTCCTACAGACAGAGCATTTGGATATATTGATAGATAGCCAAATGTTCCCCTAGAGTACTGGGTTAAAGTTTTATCCCCGCCCAAATAAATAGTGCTTGAAGTTGGAGTAGAATATATACAAACAATATGATAAGCTTCACCCTGAATTAAATATCTTCCGCTAGAGATATCAACACCATTTACATATACATTCTGAAAGCCGTTTTGGTACATCCCGCCATCTTGATTAAAATAAACAGATGCTTTTGTTCCCAGAGTATCCAGAATGTATTGAACTTTTGATGTACTAAAGTCATCATATCTAAACCAAAACTCTATTGTTTGATACAAGGAAGTTTGCTGTTGAGGGTATATGGCTGCAACTGAGTTGCTTCCATCTATAGTTGTGTCTAACTTAATTCCAAAATTTTCAGATCTTGCAAGAATGTTAAAAGAATTATTTTTAATAGCATATGTGTCTCCCGTGTAACTACCTTGTCTTGGAGTTAATGCAAAAGCTCCCATGTCTGAATATATAGAAAGGTCTTTATAAACTCCAACAACTAAGTTATCAATTCTTGGGCGATATTTTTGAGATGCATCTGAAGTTGAAATAGTTACTCTTACCAACATGTTTGGATAAACTGCAGAAGAACTGTCTGGAAATTTTATTACTGGATACCCATTTTCTATTTGATACCATGTAGAACCATTATCTTTTGAAAATTCAACTTTTATAAAGTCCCCGCTTACAGCAGAAGAGCTATCTGGCATACCTGAGTCCCACGCTACTTTTACTCCAGAAATTTTAGACAGGCCAGAAGATGGAACTGTATATAGCCAAGTACCCGATGAAGACTGAGCTGTTAAAGTTTGATTTAAAGTTAAACCTGTTGAATCAGCAACTAATGTTGATGTAACTCCTAAACCATAATCAGCTGAATTTCTAAATTCTTTTTTAAATGCAAACATTGTTTCAGAATCTTTAATATCAAAAAAGAAACCACTAGTTTGTCTTACATAATTTTGCGGGGCAGAATCATTTGTTCCCCATACCATATGTGATCTAATAGTATTGGTAGAAAGTATATAATCATAAAAAGCAAGGTTATTAATTACAAAAATGTCTGGTGAAGAAGCTGGGCCCATTTTATAAAAGAAATTTGAAGCCATTGTAGCTGTATCTGAAAAAACAAAATTAGACGAAACATTTACTGGATTCCCAGGTATGGAGTTCACAGAAACATTTATTGCACCATTGTCATAAGATAAAAATACATGTAATTGAGAGTCCCATGACTGAATTTGTTTGTATGTGGTATAAGAAAGAACTTGAGATGTGACTGCATCTTTACCATTTATAGTAAAATAAATTTTATCATTATCAGCAAATGCCTGTGCCACTATATTGCCTTGATATGAAGTTGAAAACAATGTATTTAATTGTGTCGGGGCTTGATTAAATGATAGCCAAAATTCTATACCAAATTTAAGATTTTCTGTTCCATTATAGAACATATTATATACGGGAGTTCCAAGTGCACTTATCTCTGAATTGGATGTTATCTCACATCCCGCCAATTGATTGTCATAGTTAGACAAAGTTGTTAATGGCAAAACATCTGTAAAATTGGGAGACCCAATTGTAAAAGCAGCATGGTTACCATATTGAGACACATCTTGTAATGTAAAAGAATTAGTTGCAGCATTATAATTTGGTTCGTTGGCAAGCCAATCTTGATATGTCTGATATTCAAGCAAAATGGTGTTATAAGTTCTTAGCCCTGATGTACCATTCAATGGCCAAAATGCTATAGGATTATCTCTAAGAACTACTTGTTTATATGACATATAACCTATTATACCTGTTAACTAGATTTATTGACCTGTTATGGCTTTTACTTCTTCTTCTGTTAAGCCTAATTTAGATAATTTTGATTGTGCTGAAGCTAGTGCATCTGCTTTTGCTTGAATTTCCGCCGCTTCTTTTTCTTGTCTAGCAGCTATATCATCTGCCATTTTTTGCATTGCGGATATCTCATCTGGAGTAAGATCTCTTTCCGTAGTTTCTCCTGTGGTGCAATCGTGCTCTATTACTGTTCCCATTTTTTCTCCTTATTTATTAGAAATTCCATATAGACTAAAGCTTGTATACTGTGCAAAACTATAAGTTGCATTGTAATGAATAGAAAAAGTTATGCTTGTAATTGGACCATTATTCATCCACCTTGTGCACCCTATATTCATTTGGTTATTAAACCCGAAAGTTTTGTATATAATACTTTTAGCCCCAGCGTCCACGTACTGTGGTATATACATGTAAAAACTTTGAAAAGTTCCTGTTGCAGAAGTTGGTGTTGGAGTTCCTGAACTTCCTGGTATTCCAGCTCCTCTTATAGAAACGCCATAAGGATACACGCCCACATAGTTTCCTGTTGGATAAAAATCTGGCTGTTGCATATACTCTGAAATATAATAATCAGATGTAGTATCTGTATTTAAAGTATAAGTTAAAGTAGCACCATTAGCAGTGTCATTTCTTACAGAAGCGATTACCTTCAAATCTCTATATGTTTGGGGGATATTATTAAAAACAATAGTTTGGGCTTTATTTGAACCAACTGTTATATTTGATATAAGACTATGAGTAGCCATACTATATTACCCCAAACAAAGCTATCTCGGTACCCGCATCAAAGTATGGATTACCGCTAAAAGTTAAAGATGTTATTGCTGCAGTATTTAATAAAGTATATACACCTGCAAATAATGGCGCTGAAACAGTAGTTTTGCTTTGTGATGACAAATTTCCACCTAACTGATCAAGCAAAAAAATTTTATTATAATTAGAATTTGAATAATTTGGAAAACAAAAAAAACTAGTCATTGGATAATTTAAATCTGGAGCTGATAAACTCAAGAGACCCGAAGAATTAGAATAATAAGCAATATTTGTTGTATTCGTAGGGTAATTTGGCTCTGGTATAGATTTTACTCCAGGGTTCGCTCCTTGAAAATAATTATTTATATAAAAAAGGTTTGTAGTATTACCTGCAGTAGAATTTGTTGTAAAAGAATTTAAAGTTACCATTAAATGTTTATATTTTTGAGGTATATTTGAAAAAGTTATTGTGGTTGTAGATCCTGAAACTGAAACAAATTTATTTGCAATTGGAGTGTAGGTAGGCAAGTTTAGAGTCATGCTTACTTTATCCCATACAGATCTATAGTTGATCCTGCTGTAAAATAATTAGAACTTGGTTGCGGTGTTACTGCAAAATTTAAAGAAGTAATTGGATTGCTATCAGCTACATATATAGACTCTTGCTCTATAAAAACACCTGTTGATGAATTTACGTGACCGCCCCAAATATGCATGCTTTTAGTAATAATTGAAGATGTATAATTAAAAATATCAATATTTAAAGTTATAAAAGCATTTGAATCAGATGTCATAGCAAGACTTGAAAAATTATAAGTATTATATGTTGCAGAATTACTTGAGGTTGAACCGTAATTATAATATGATAAATAATCTAGGTAGCTACCATTTGCTGGCTGACTATTCCACCATATAGCTGATGTATTAGGTTGACCTGCAGAAAAAATTACTTTTAAATGATTATATGTTTGGGGTATTGAATTAAAAGTCAGTACACCTTGTGACCCATTAGATGACAAACTACCAATTTTATAAAAATTGCCCACAAATGTTTTTCTAGAAGAGTCTACTGAACCTGGTATAGGAGTATTTATAGGCATTAAACTATATCTCCAATTACCGTAAATGTTGGTGTAGATCCTCCTACTAAACAAATTATTGTTGCAGAAGAATACTGCTGTCTTGTTACGGGAGAATTAGTTGTTTGTCCTGTTGAGGTCAATGTTACATTTGAAGCTCCCACTATAGTAACAGGTTGCGTGTTTTGTTGTTGAATATTTATAACTTGCCCTGCTGAAAATACAGAAACGGGAAGTGTTGCAGTTATAGCAGAAGATGAATTTGTAAATCCTACAAAGTTACCAGTGTCGCCTGAAGCAAAAGTATATGACGTTCCTGACTGTGTCGTTACCGATGCTGATGGAGGAAATCCAGTTATTCCTTGTAGACCTTGCACCCCTTGTATACCCTGGGGGCTTTGTACGCCCTGAATTCCCTGTGGACCTTGCGGACCTTGTGGACCCTGCAAACCCTGAGCTTGCTGATACCCATACCCTTGTAAGCCTTGAGCTCCTTGTGTGCCCTGAACAGTTCCCACTGAATCCCATGTTGTTCCAGTCCAAACCCATGTTCTACCGTTATAATAGTAAGTAGTAACATTTGGTGTTAATCCAGTTGTAGGAAAGTTGATAGCCATGATACTCCTATTATACTATGATTTTGCTTTATTTAATATAAATGGTTTTGTCTAAAAATCACTTATATTTATCTATTTGAGCTTGAATTTCTGTAGTAATCTGAACCCAACTATTTTCCCTAATGTCCCATAAATAGCTACTGCCGTCATTTGGCATGGGTGTTGTTGGCTCTGTTATTTCTATCCACTTATTGTTTATGGAATCATATGCATAATTTTTGCCATCTGCTGGTGGTTGATCAGAAACTAGTTCTGACGCCCCGTCAATTTCAACCCATTTTTCTTGAACTGGTGCCCAAATATAATTTTTACCATCATTTGGCTTTTCTATAGCAAGTTTCCATAAAAATGTTTCTTTATCAATTACATAAGGAAAATTTGAATCTGGTTTAGGAGGAATAAAAGCATCATTAACTTCATCATATGTATATCCAGGCCCTGCATAATTTTTTCTTATTGCTATACCCCCATCGGGTTTACCATCAGAGCCATAATGTATATTTCCTATTGTATTATATGAAGTTTGTAGCCATTTACCATCTAAACCTAAAGACTTGATAAATGCTAAACCATCGCTTTCAGTTTTAGCGTCGTCATTGCTTACTACAATTACTTGTGTAACAACGTTATTATTATCAATTTGTGCAAAATGTGCCATTAGAAAGTTATACTCCCTGAACTAGTAAATATATAATATCTTATACCATTTGAAACATTTGTGGTAAAAGAACCAGTAGCTGTTGAAGCTGGAGGAAAATTTGATGGATATGAAAAAACAATAATACCGCTAGATCCTGCAGTTCCAGGATTTCCTGGCAACCCGCCGCTTCCAGTATTTACTCCAGGCTGATTGGTATTCGGTTGACCACCTACACCCAAAGTTCCACCAACCGAAGGAATGCTTACTCCTGAACCCACACTTCCGCTTGTTGCACTCATATTATAAAACACTTGTGCAAGATAAGAAATTAAATTTCCGCTTCCATCATATGAATAGCTTGTATAAACTTGTGGTGCTTGTATAATACCTACTTGTCCTAAATATGTAAATCCATTTTGTGTTGAATTTCCTCCTCCACCCGCATTTGAATTCGCATAGCCTGGGGTAGATGGAGCTGAGTTATTAATACCTGGATTTAAAGCTGGGTTAAAATATGTTGTTATCTGAGAAGTTGTATTTTGTGCGGTTGATGCAGCAGCTCCACCCGCTCCAACTGTAAAAGTTATTGTTTCTTTTTTTAAAACAGGTTGATTTAAAAACTGTGTATACCCTCCGCCGCCGCCACCGCCGCCTTGATATTGCCAATACTGATATTGTGTAAAAGAATAACCTATATATAAAAATGTAGAGGCAAAGTTTACATATTCATTTGCTCCACCACTACCTCCACCTAAAGCATATATATTTAAAGGTATTATTTTAGAAGCAGAAGCAAGAGATGATGCAAAACGAGCCATTATGCAATATCCCCAGATATCCACCAAGTGTCTGTAGCTATTTTGACGGCGGTAGCACCTGAGTATTGCGTTCTTAATAATGGAGCTGCTGGAGTAGTTGAAACAGAAGTTATAGTTGTTGTCCCTGGTGTTACTGCAGTAAAAGTTGTTTGTCCTGTGCCTAACTGAACTACTGTTAATGAAGTACCTACAGGATAAGGAACTGAAGCATTAGTTGGAATTAATACGTTATTTGCAGAACTATTATTTGTTGTAATAACAGATGCAGCATCAGAAAGAACGGTTGTATAAGAAACAGTTGATCCTGAATTTTCTGAATTTATTGAATATGTAATTACTGGTGCGGTTAATGTTAAACCTGCAATAGTAGAAATTTTTTGTCCTGAAGGAATATCGGTTGTGCCTAAAGTTGGTGTTGAATATGAAACACCTGTGTTACCTTGAGTTCCTTGTGCGCCCTGTAATCCCTGAATTCCTTGTCCCGCATATGCCCCATTAAGACCTTGCAGCCCCTGAAAACCTTGACTTCCTTGCAGACCTTGGAAACCTTGTAATCCCTGTAAGCCTTGTAGACCAGATTGATTATTATAAGATTCAAACCATTCTGTTCCGTCCCAAATATAAGTTTTACCTGTATTAGAATTAACCCATCCTTCCCCAATAATTGGAGAATTTGGGGCAGATGAAGATATTACATAGCTTGCAGCTATACCTTGAATGCCCTGTAATCCTTGTGGCCCTTGCAGACCTTGTGAGCCTTGTGCCCCTTGTAATCCCTGTGGACTTTGTAATCCCTGTGTGCCCTGTAATCCTTGTGGCCCTTGCAGACCTTGTGAGCCTTGTTGCCCCTGCAAACCTTGTATTCCCTGTAAACCCTGAGTTCCCTGAATTGCAACACCATTTGACTTAGCCCAATTTATTGGGTCTACGCCAACAACAATATTTTCATCATGTGTACCTGAACCTTCTTGTGCAACCATAATCCATGTTGTATCAAGATTTGATCCTGCAGTTCCGCCATATACAGCTAAAAATACACCTGCTTGAATTTGTGTTGCACTTGCAAAACCATCAAAATCTGTTGCACGAGTTAATTTCCAATAGTGTGTTGAATCACCTTGTGACAATGTATAAACACCATTTTGTTTTGGATCAACTTGATCTTTAACAAGAATTCTATCGCCAGCATCTGCTACAACTGGTGTATATCCATCAATTGTTAATGCACCATATGTTGTTGCTGTAAGAGTGGCACCTTTTCCGTACCCGCCGTCTGCACCTAAAGTTGTTCCTGCTGCATAAACTGGTGAGTTTGGAAGAGCTCCTGTTGTTGCAGCTTCTACTCCATTAATTGCAATAGATGGACCTGCTGGGCCTATTATTCCTTGTATACCCTGTATACCCTGCAAACCCTGTGGGCTTTGTATACCTTGGGTTCCTTGAACGCCCTGGTTTCCTTGATTTCCCTGAAGCCCCTGTTGTCCTTGTAAACCTTGAGACCCTTGTGCCCCTTGTAATCCCTGTGGACTTTGTAATCCCTGTGTGCCCTGTAATCCTTGTGGGCCTTGTAAACCTTGTGTTCCTTGTGGTCCTGGATGAACATCAACATATGCACCAATATCTTCAGCCAATGCCTGAATATCCCTAGGTACATTTGGTGTATCTGTAAGGGATGGATATCTGAACAAATGCGGAGATTCAGTATATTGTGTCATATGCTATAAGTATACCAAATTAGCGGAAAAATGCTAATATTTTTAAACAGGAATAGACAGGTTATGTTCTACGGCTTTGCGATATTGTTCTGATATATCTTGTGTCAAAAGGGATTTAAAGGTCTCTATTGACTCCTCCCGCCGTCCTACGTACCATCCAGCGACAGCCTTCTCGAACTCTAGGCAATACTTTCCTAAATACTCTACATCTAATGGAAGTTTATTTAATCTGCCACCAGAAAAAACTAGACCAATTTCTGACATAGTGTAACACTCTTGCCACTTCTGAGTTCTTTCATAATATCTAGCCAACAAGAAATATGCTTCTGGTCTTTGTGGATTATAGGCTATTGCTTTCTCCAATAAATTTCTGACAGTATGTGTTCTATTTTGTTGACCATCAAAACAAATTGAAGATCTGATTAAAGACGCATATACATGTTCTGGATGAGTGTCATACCCATATTCTGCAGTTCTTAAATAGAAAGAAATTGCAGCAGCTGTCTGACCAATCTTTTCATATTCATTTGCAATCAATGTATTAAGAACTGGATCAAATGAATTACTTGATAATTTAGTTATAAGTTCATTAAGCATTTATTGCCTCATCAATCAATTCATTAACTAAATTTGCGGGGACATTAAGAATAAATGCTGCATTATCAACAAATCCAAATGTTAATAATAAGTCACCATTATATATGGCAGCACCAGAACAGAATTCAATCTGCCCGTCCAAAAATGACCAAACTTCTGGAGACATGCCAATCAGTGTAAAGTTATCATCCCAGACACATAATCTATGGCGGTATGTTCCATTTTTCTGACCTAGATAATTTTTAAATAACACTACTTCGTGAGTTATGGCTATATAGTAATTATTCCATCTAATTACTTGAGACCCGCCTCTTTGATCAAAGTTATCAAATCTACTTGTATTTAAAGATATTTGAGATGAGGCATTAACACCTTCATATGCTTGAACAACTTCTGTAGGATTAGTCCATTTAATATATTGATAATCTTTGTCAAGAATTGGCATCCAGTTCTTTTCACAATATGATGTTTCATCAATTGGGGCGGGAATTCTTACACGAGATACTTCTTTACAAGTCCAATTATCCTTATCAATATTTAATTCTGATAATTCCGTTCTACCTTGACCATTAGTAGTAGTATCTCTTCTGACTCCCGTCGCATAATACTTATTATTCCATTTTACTAGACGGGCATCTTCTAATCCAACAAATTCCCATATTGGTTCATGTAGATTTAACATCTCAATTTGACAATAGTTAATTATATTAAGATCTGAGTCCAAACGGCATAGGTAATTTGTTGTTCTAAGATGTTGGTCTTGTTCTGGATGTAAATAGCTTAATGGACCCCATATGCTTGGAAATCTTTGATCATTTTCAGCATGATATAGGGTATAGTTTATATGACGTAATATGCAAAGTAAATCACCATTATCATCTATAAATATAGATGGATTCATTAAACCAGTCCCGTCAGTTATTTCGGGCGGGATTATTAATGGCAATAACTTACCACCGTTTGAAACGGATCTTTCTACAAGATTCATTTATTGAGTATATCCTATCTAGTATGCTTTTGTAAAGTTATTATCCGCCTACCGCAGATTTTAAATATCTAATTACTATTGCTCCAGAGTGACCGCTGTTGCCAATTGAGCCGCCTTGTCCTCCACCACCAGTGTTTGATAATCCATTACCATATCCATTTGTGCCAATTTTTCCACCACTAGCTGGAGTTCTTCCGCCGCCGCCTCCGCCTAAATAATAAACTCCACTTACGTTTTGACCAATCCCCACAATTTGGCAAATACTTGAATAAGAAGAAGTTCCACTTCCTCCATTTCCTGCTGTTCCTGAGCCACCATTTGTGCCTGTTGTGCTCATTCCGCCGCCTCCGCCGCCGCCACGTAAATTAACATTTGTAGATTTAAATCCTGATCCGCCAGAATTTCCACCTCCGCTGCCTGGAGATCCACCAGGGTTTGTTCCTGAGCCAGAACCTCCAAAACCACCAGCTCCAGATCCTGCAGGTGAACCTCCTGAACCGCCTGAACCCGAGCCACCGTTGCCTGCAGAAATTATTGTACTATTTGAACTATTATTTACAATAGATGAAGAATCAGACCCACCAACACTTATACTATAAGTATCTGATGGCATTGCTACAGTTGAATAAACTACTCCGCCGCCGCCTCCGCCTCCTCCAGAAGCGTTGTTATAACCACTACCGCCACCGCCTACAGTTAATATATCAGCAGTTAATGATCCTCCAGATACTGTAAAAGTGTCTGCTCCAGTATTTTTATAAGCAGCATAATAATATGTGCTATCAGAATAAACTGATGCACTTCCTGTATTAACTGTTATTGAACTTCCGCCGCCTGAAGAATGACCCAAGTTAGCTGATTGAATTATCCCTAATGGTATTTGCATTTAAATTCCTATGCTATAAAACCAATTACGGTAAATGTATTTGTTCCTGTACATATTACTGAACAAGCAGCATATTGTGCACCTGTTTTTGGGGATGATGCTGTTGCACCTGTAGATGTAATTGTAACTCCACTAGCTCCAGAAATTGTTACTTGTCCCGCCCCGATTTGCTGAACATTAAACCAGTCACCCGTGCTGAATGTAGATGCGGGTACTGTGACGTTTGTTCCTCCTGATGCATTAACAGTAATGATCTTATACAAATCACTTGATTGTGCAGTATAGCTTGCTGTTTGTGCATTGAATGAATATGAGTTTGAAGCTGATGATCCTGCAGTACCCTGTGAACCCTGAATTGCTTGTCCTTGCAATCCTTGTATTCCTTGAACGCCTTGTGTGCCAGTTCCTGTGGATCCTTGAGAACCTGTCGCACCCTGTGAACCCGTAGACCCTTGTAGCCCTTGTAATCCTTGTGCACCTGCTGGGCCTTGAACGGCGGCGGTAGTCTGTTGTGTCCCATCAGCAAACATAATGCCATTATCAAACTTGGCAATACCCTTGTCTTCTAGACTATTTACTTCAAATATTTGCTCGGACATATAACACCTCAGATCCTATTATAGCTTAATTTCGTCCATAATCATCATCTAAACGCTCTATATCATCTTCACCAAAATATGTGCCAGACTGTACTTCTATGAATTCTACAGGGTTATTTAGTGCACCTATTCTGTGCAATTCCCCCGCCTTTATGTCTACGGAGTCACCTGGCATCAATGATCTTGTATACCCGTCTATTGTAACCGAGGCGGGACCTGAAACAATAAACCAGTGCTCAGAACGATATTGATGTTTTTGATAAGATAATCTATTATAAGGTTCTATGTAAATGTATTTAACTTTATGATTGTCCGATTCTTTTAAAGTTTCATAGAAACCCCAGGGTCTTGTTTCTTTCATCTTATATTTCTGTCCATTCTGGATTATTAATTGTCCACTCTATTGTTTTTTGAAGAGAATCTTCAAATTTTACAGGCAACTTCCAGCCCAAATCTTTCATTTTTGTTCCATCAAGTGCATACCTTAAATCATGACCTGGCCTATACGAATTAACATCAACAATTTCATAATTTAATTTTTTACCCATCATGTCAGCAATAATTTGTGCAAGTTCTAGATTGCTTATTTCTTTTTCTCCAACTATATTAAATTTTTCTGGATGAGAAACTTCACCAAATTTAGGAAAATTTTGATTTAAAACAAATAAAAGACCATCAGCTTTATTTCTTGCATGTAAATAAAACCTGCTTCCGACTTCTCCATCCTTTGATCCATGAATTGTAACAACATCATTTTCATAAACCTTTTTTATAATCATAGGAACAAACTTTTCTGGATCCTGCATTTCTCCAAAAATATTCATAGTATTTGTTATTGCTACTGGTACACCATAAGTTCTCCAATAAGAATAAGCTATGCTTTCTTGAGATGCCTTGCTTGCACTGTAAGGGTTACTTGGAAAATGACTTTCCCATTCTACATGTTTATGTCCATCGGGAGTTGGGCCATAAACCTCGTCCGTTGATATATGTAAGAATTTTTCTGGCTCTGCTATTCTTGCCCAATCTAAAAGATTACACATCAAAGAAACATTATTTAATATAAAAGGTGTTGGCAAATCTATGCTTCTATTAACATGAGATTCGCTTGCAATATTTATAACATAATCAATCTTCCCAAATTCCATCGAAGTTATTTTTGATATAGGTGAAGATAAATCACATTTAATTACTTTTACTCTTTCAGAAGAACCACTTACTTGATCCAATACTAGCCTAACTCTATCTGAGAGCCCTTTATGAGTAAAAGAAACGGGGCATATAATAAACCAATCTGTATTTACCAATATATGTTTTAATACATGGCTTCCTACAAATCCAGAAGCACCCGTAAGTAAAACTCTTTTCATTATTTCCCCTTATTCTTTAAAAAGATCATTTAGATCAATTATATCGTACTTCGACCAATATTCATTAAAATCATTTATTGACTTTTCTATTTGCCTATAAAACTCGTTTGTTTCTTGAATTGATGATTTTGAATAAATAAATGAAAAGATTGGCAAGCTATAAGTCTTGCATAAAGAATATACAAGCTCATCAGCTACTGGTGTTGTTATTATATTCCCACCCCTATAATCAACTATATTCCTTGAAGGATAATTATCAAGAAAAATTTTATCTTCTTTTATATAAGAATCAATTATTGATTTAGCATACTTTTTATTTATAATATAAGAAGCAGTAGAAAAATCCCAAAATTCTCTTTCGTGTAACTTAAAGTTTATTGATAAATCTTCTCTTGTCAAAACTGTAGTTTGTAAGCAATATAGATCTGGGTTAAAAAAAATTAAAGTTTCAAAAAAATTAAAATTTATTTTTTTTAAATTAGACAAATTAATATCATCTTCGCAAATAAAAGCATATTCGTAATCAGAGTTATAAAATTCTTCCATTGCTTTAATATGTGAAGCTGTACAGCCAAAATTAGGATTATCTAAAATATGAGGTAAATAATTTTCTTGATGTCCATTTATACCAGAAACTCTAATAAACTTATCTATATTATTTTCCTTAAAGTGATTTTCAACATATTCTTTTCTGTCTGTTCTTTCATCTAAATTTATATAGTATACTGGTAAATTTTTAAAAAAAATACTCATGTATTATCCGTATTCCTTAGATTATCTGGATCAATTAAAGATGGTATCTGCATAACATCATGTTTAATTAAATTTATTTTTTTTGGAATAACGGAATATCCGTTTATATTGTTTTCTTGTATTAATTTAAAAATAAAGCAATCACAGGTATACTCTATCCCTCTTCTTTTTAAACATTTTAATATTTTTTTAGCACCCTTTAAAGAATATAGCATTCCAGTAGCGTTAGAATACTGATTAATTGCACTATGAATGTAATTTAATCCTAGCTCGGTTCTTTCATCCAAAGCGTTATGCTCTTTTGGATAGCCCAGTGCAAATACATCAAAATTATCTGGAAGTTCTTTTTTAACTATATTAAAATTTTCTACAAAGTTTTCATAAAGGATTGCATCATCTTCTAGGACTAAAAGTTCTGGTAAATTATTAGATATCATATAATTAAAAATATTTATATTGCTTAACCATATACCTAATTCTCCTGCCAAAGCTGGAAATGTTCTTCCGTCGTAAGGGCTCCAAACATCATTTCTTATTCCCATAGCACTTATAGCATCCCAAGCATTTGATTTATTTGAATCAAAAAAGGGTATATCATCAATGTAGTTAAAATCTTTTAAAAGAGCTTTTGTCTTGTTTATATTTTCTATTGCTCTATCATTTATTTTAATTATTGTATATTCCACTTTAAAGGCTTTTCTGAATTTTCAAACATTTCCCGTCCAACCCTGCCTATTAAACCATCTATGGCAGCATTTGTTCTTTTTTGCCAATCGTAATCTTCTGCAACTATAGGTATCTGATTATAAAATTTTTCACTTTGAGAATCAAAATTAGAAACAACATTTTTCATAATTTCAACCATTGAATCCAAATGCGGTATGACAACATCTCCAAAACGAGTATATGTTTCAACTATATCAGATATTCCTAAATGAGATTCTATTATATTACCCTCAAAGTATTTGTCATAAGAACACCATCTAGAAGTTGATATCACTGGCATTCCCGTCGCAAGTGCTTGAAGCGGGATTAGACCAAAGCCTTCTCCTTCTGATGGGTATATAAGTACATCATGAAAATGAAAAAGATTAATTAATTGTTCTATAGACATATTTTCACGAATATGTCTTATATTAATTGTTTCCCATTCTCCGTGGGTTTCTAGTACTGTCTGATCAAACCAGTCTACATTTGTTTGATCATGATGGCTATACTTAAGTGTTAATTCATAATCAATGTCATTGCCAAAAGCTTTTTTAAAAGCTTCCACAGCTAAACTAGCTCTTTTTCTTGGAGATCCAGAATCTACATGAAGAAATCTTATCACTCCATTTTTTCCTCTTTTTTTAGGTGTCCACATAGATGAATCTACGCCATGCTCAAAAACATGAACTTTTTCAGCTGGGACCCCAGCATTTATAAATGCATCTGCTCCAAATTGGTTTGCAGTCCACCACTCTTGATAATCTTTTGCATGGTCTACCCAATGTGGGGGTACCAAGGTTGACTCCCACTGTGTCATTTGAATTTTATATTGATGATCATAAAAAAATCCTTGAGGACTACCATAATATAATTGAACCTGTGACTTTGGTCCATTTAAATCTAAATTTAATTTTTCATTATTATAATTATAATTTCTTAAACTTTTTTCTATTTCTTGATAAGTATAGGCATATCCAAAAAAAGAACCTGATCCTCTAACATGTGGATGTGCATACAAAGACATTCTAAACATATTACCCCTTTAAGATAATTATATCATTATATAAAAAAATAGAGGGTTTCCCCTCTATTTTTTATATATTTTTATATATTAATAAATTGACCATCCACCTGTTGTAACTTTAAATTCAGGGTAATTGTGATCATGACTACCATCAACACTCCAGTCAAAGAAAACAGTATTATGTCCATTATATGTAAATCCACCAGAAGTTAATATTGTATATGATCCGTCTGCAACTCCATACGAAGACAAACCTCTTATATAAACATTTTTCCCATTTGCTGCACCATTTTGATAAGGTGTAATATTGGTTATAGCTTTTGATGCTATTTCAATAGATGCATTTGATGTTGTTCCAGGGATATTTGAACTTACGCCGAAAACCTGATAATCTGATGCAGCTACTTTTGAAAAATCAAGATCTGCAAAAGAGTTAGACTCAGTACCATAAACTTTTACATCTAAAGTGTTGACGGAAGAAGGTAAAACAACAACTTTTTCTCCAACAATTAAAACTTGTGTTGATATAACATCATGACTTGCCATATTCCCAAGCGATTGATCCCAAAGTGTACTATTTGCTTGAGATAATGTTTCTCCATTATTTAAAATTGCAAGGTCATAAGTAATTGGAGTTGCATGAGTATTATTTAAAGATATCTTTTGCAAATTTGTAATTTTACCTGCAGGAACTTGATAAACAGATACTGGTGCTAATGTTTCTGCTGTACCACCATTGTTTACACCTGTAGTACTTGTATAATAATAATATGAATATCCTGAAATTGGCACCAATGTGTATCCGATGGTTTTGTCTGCCAATAGTGAGAATCCTGTGGATTTACTTTCATTTCCAATTCCGATTAAAAACATGTTTTTTCCTTTTCGTTGTTTATAATGGTCTTAAATTTTGTCTGCAGACAACCACTATACTAATTATAATTGTATTTTATCATAATATTAGTAAGGGCGGGAGTTTTTAATTCCCGCCCCACTATTTAACTTTAGACTGTTGCCATATTTGAAGCCATACCATAAACAGCGTATGTGCCAGAACCAGAAACATTTACAGACAATGCGTTGCCTGAGAATGAAACTGTTGCAGAAAGAGCACCAGTAGTTGCAGAATCAACGATACCGTACTCTGTCCAAACTGGAGCAGCTCCACCGTTGAATACGGCGGTAAGCTTAGAAGTACGTGAATTTCCTGCAGTATCAACAATATTCAATAGAATATCAGATGCTACTGTACCCGATGCAAAGGTATAAAGCGATTGTGCTGAACCCATAGCATATGTGCTGGTAACTTTGTTACCAAACAATACTGTCTCAGCCTTGATGCCTTCAGCAACATCTGTAAGAGATACAGAGTTGATGATAACATCTGGGTCAAGAGCAATGGTAGTTCCTGTGATTGTAATACCATTACCAGCTGTTAGGGTGTCTTGCTTACCGCCCAATGCGAGGGTAATTGTAGAAGCATACGATGCATCATCATTGATAGCTGTTGCCAACTTGTTAAGTGTATCAAGTGCTGTTGGAGCATTATCAACCAAGTTATTTATAGCATTTGTGATATCAGTTGGTGTTGCATATGTGCTTGAAGCAGATGATTGTGTCAAGTATGTGCTTGAAGCATCTGATTGTGTCAAGTATGTACTTGAGGCATCAGAAGTTGTAAGGTATGAACCCAAAGAAGATTGAGTTGCATATGTGATTGAGGCATCAGACTGTGTCAAGTATGTTGATGAAGCGTCAGAGCTTGTCAAGTATGTGCTTGAGGCAGATGATTGTGTCAAGTATGTGCTTGAGGCATCAGACTGGGTCAAGTATGTTGACGAAGCATCTGATGTTGTAAGGTAACCAGAAAGGTCTATAGAAAGAGCTCCACTAGTAACCGAAAGAGGTGAGTTTACAGAAGTAATGTATCCAAGTCCTGAGATATCACCAAATGTTGCAACCTTGTTATCAGATGATACTGAACCAACATATACATAGTCGCCAACGGCGGGTTGCAAAACAATGTTTGCACTACCAGTAACAGTAAAGTCACCAGAACCAGAAACATCAATCTGATCTACAGAAATTGTAGTATTCAGAGTAAGTTCAGTTCCACTTACAGTAAAGTTAGAATCTGTAGACTGGATATATTGACCAGAAGATGTAATGAAACCAGATAGGTCAGAAGTTTTAGCAAAACCATCAGTAACAAGTTGTGACTCAAGTGATGAAAGATTTAAATCAATATATGTAGAAGCTCCTGAGACTGCCTCTATATATGTTGATCCTCCAGTTATTTCTGAAGATATTGCTGAAGCACTTGGAATATCTGAAGTTTTAGCATATCCGTCTGTTGTTAACTGTGTTTCAAGAGTTGATAGATTTACATCAATTGTATTTCCAGAAGCTTGAATATAAGTTGATCCACTTGCAAGATCTGAAACAAATGTTGAAGGATTTATCTGAAGTTCTCCACCACTTACTCCACCACTTACTATGAAGTCACCCGAAACAGATGTAATATAATTTACTGGAAGATTCGAGCTATTATAAAAACCATCAGTAACAAGTTGTGACTCAAGTGATGAAAGATTAATATTAAGCTGTGTTCCAGAATTTGTAATGAAGTTAGAGCCAGATGCTAAATCATTAGCAACGCCAGACTCATCAAGAGAAAGTACTCCCATTCCATCAACAGAAAGGTTTCCACTTACAGATGTAATATATGCAGGTGGGATTGAAATGGCAGCAATTGCATCAGAAACAAATGTTTGAGTTGCAAGAATATCGCCATTAAATTTGAGAACTGGTACTGTTGAAACTACTGCTGATTCTACAGCATAGCCATTAAGTACAAGATTCTCACTTAATTGAAAATTTACTTGTGACATGTCGTTATTTTATCCTTTTTGTAAATAATGCTTTAAATTTAGGCTATCGTTGTTCGAACAAATGTAACCTGAGCATTATTTGTATTGGCATCTGATATTTGAATTGTTAATTGACCAGAGGATCCGTTTTTAATAGCATCAATTGACAGACCATTTATCTTCCCGCCGAGTTCAATTATACTATACTCTGTATAATAAAACAAAGTATGATCTGTAACAATCATTATTTTTGATGAACGAATTTTTGAACCTTGTTTTATTTGTAAGATATATTCAAGTGTTGTATATTCTGTAGCTTGCCATTGATCTAAAACATTGTTATTGTTTGAAGATAAAGATGTTGTTACTGGCGGAGTTACACCAGCTCCCGCCAGTCCTTGGGGACCTCTAGCACCTTTAGCACGTACTACAATAACATTTTGTGCCATTAAATTAAACCTTCGCTAACTTCAAACCAACCTTGTAAAAATAAAATATTTTCTCCGTATTGATCTGTTCCTAAAATTTCATATGCTGCACGGGGGTAGTTAAAAACTCTTGTTCTTTCTGAAGAAATAAATATATCCATAATTCCAGATATTGGGTCAGATACCGTAATGCCATCATTAATTGTTAGCCTTGCACATAAAACATTTCCGCCAGGCTTATCTTTTATTTCCATTACAACATTTATATCTGTAATATCTATAGGGTTCTCGTCTGGATCTTGGTACTGCAATTCAAGAAGGAAGGTTTCCCCCTGAGTGACTCTCCAATTTATTGGTTCATCTGAAGTTACAGACATCAAATCCAACTAACACTAGTTACTATCCCGCAGGCTTAGTAAATTTTATTATAGCATTTTAAGCTCTAAATCCGTAGAAAAACTACTGATTTATATCAACAATTTCACATTCTCCAGACACGCAGGCAAGGGCCTGAGTACCCGTTGTGGAGTCTTCAAGCTCATACATAGAAAGTGCTGCCCAGTTTATGGTTTTAGGCATTTTTGCCGTTAGTGATTCGTAGCTTGCTTTGTCAATTTCTTGGTACGGAGCCTGGACATAAGTATGCTCTGAGTATGGCAGGAATGAGATACCCGAAACCTCGTCAAAGTGCTTATATACCCAAGCACCAACTTCCATCCATTCATCCTCTTTAACCGATACGGTAATAGAAGGCTTATGTTCACACCAATGTCTCTGGTAGGTTAACCATACTTCAAGCTGTTGAATAGCTGTAAGCTTATCTCTAGTAATGGCATGTGCTGGAGCTTTTACTGGGAATGAAAATACAGAAGTTGAATCTGGCTTCATAACATCATCTTCAGTAGGAATTCCAGAGTCAACTAGGAATTGAGTAATTGGATCTTTTTTATCCCCCCGAACTGTACGAATATAATAATCTGAATGCCATGGATGCATTCCTGAAGAAACCCCGACCAATTGGGACACTGTGCCCGAAGGCTTAACGCAAGTTACTGCTGCCGAGGCGGGAATCCCAATTTTCTCTGCCTCTACAATATTAACATCTACTGCCCATTGACGAAGATGGCTTAGAATATCTCCAAGCTTATCTAAACCTTCTTGTCCAGAAAAGAACTTATGTCCAAACTGTCCAGTAAGAGAAACTCCAAGTAAACGCTCTTCTTCTGTATTGTCCTTCCAAATCTTACGGATATATTTAAAGTCTGTAAGAGTTGATTGCCAAGTCCCTAAAATAGATGCAAGACGTACTTTGTTTGTAACATCTTCAACTGTGTCTGTTTCACGCAAAACAACTTCTGACAAATTACAGAATTGATATGGACGCAAAATAATTTCAGAACATGGGTTTGTACCATAATGAATGTCTGGGCTACGACGACCATACTTTGCTGCTTGAGCTTGTGCTGCTGCAACATTGTAAATTCCACGCTCTCCAGATTTAGAATCATAAAGAGATTTCCATTCAGCAATAAATTGTGCCATATCTGGTTTTCGAGAATAAGCTACAGAGTTATTAGATAAAGCACGTTGTCCATTTGACTCCCACCAATTTCCAGACTTAGCGGCTGCCATTTCAATATCATTAATATTAGAAAGCGAAATCATTGCAGAACGACGTACTCCTCCAACAACAACCACTTCTCCAATTTTACACATAATATCATGAGCTTCAATTGGCTTTAAATTACGACCCAATGCTCCCTTAAAGATCTGAACAGTAAAATCAAAAAGATTTACTAATGGTTGTGGACCTGACGAACGCCCGCCCATTGTTTTTAAACGTGCTCCTGCTGGACGAACCTTACTTACATCAATCTGAGGAATCTGTCCTGCCCAAAGTAGCGAAAGAAATTCACGATAAGCTTTTGCCCATCCTTCTTTTGAATCTCCAACGATTACTACTGTAGAAGATTTCTCTAATGTTTCAGGAAGAGCGGGGAGCTTATTAATATACTTATACTCAACAGAGAATCCAACACCCGTACCGCACATGAGAATATACATTGCTTCATCAAATGATCTAGCATTATCAACTGGAAGAAATGCACAGTTATACCCAGAAACATTTTCTCTTTCCAACGCTGGTCCAGCAGTCATGACACTTCTCATAGATGGCATAACATTTCTGTTAAAAACAGCATCACGAAGTTCTGCGACAACTTTCGCATCTGGTTTGTAATTATGTTTTACTTCAAGTTGATTAACCATAAAGTTAAAGTAACGGTCTACTGTTTCACCCCAAGTCTCACGGCGGGACTCTGGCTCTATCCATCTCGCATAACGAGATAAAGCGATAAAGTTTTCATATGGGTTTTCAATTGTATTAGACATGTTACTCCTTGTTTTTTGGGATAGAGATTAAGTGTACCACATTGATTTTTTTAAAATCAAGTTTTAAAGATTTTTGTTTATTTCTTCTAATCTTTGAATTGCTGATTTTGTTACTTTAGTCCAGTTGTAATCTTTGTGGATTAAAAATGCATTTTTATAAGCTAATTCTGAGTAAGATTCATAATTATCATAAACATCTTGCATATAAAAAACTAATTGATCAAAATCTGGTCTATACATTAAACCAGGATGAACTGTGGGCCAGGGGGATGAAACTAATTCTGATTTGAGTGGTGCAGTTATATATTTACCATATGATGCCCATGACTCTGTACATATTGTAGGAATTCCTTTAGCCATAGCTTGTAAAGGATTTAATCCAAACCCCTCGCCCCACGATGGATAAACAAAGGCATCACACAAATCATATAAACCATTCATCTGTTCATTTGACAAAAACCCTTCAATGCTTTTTATGTTAGGATAAAAAACTCCAGGGGAGCCCTGTACTCTGCCTGTAACTGGATCAAAAACTCTAGTAGTATTTAATCTGCTACATTTTAAAACTAATTCAAATCTAGGGTCATCGCCAAATACCTTTATAAAAGCATCAACTACACGTTGAGCGTCTTTTCTAAAATATGGCTCTCCAACATGCAAAAATCTAAATGGGCGGGACTCATCAATAATTCTTTTCTTTGGAACCCATTCATCTTCAATTCCATGTTCATAAACAAAGACAGGTTTATCAGTAAACTGTTTAAATACTTCAGCACACCAAGGTGATGTAGTCCACATTTCATCAATATCATCTCTGAGTGGTTTTTTCCAAGAATCAAATACATCTGTAGATTCCCAAGGTGTATAACCAATTTTATATTGATGTCTTCCAAATATATACATGTTTGGTTGAATAAAAGAAATTCCAATATTAGCTTTTGGAGAACCAACTAGACATTCAATATTATTTTTCTCAAATTCTTTCCAGATATGCCACGATGCTTCACCATATCCAACATTGCGATCCATATATTCTGGAGCACCTGTAAAAGAGATTTTCATTGATTTCCTGACTTGTTTTTCCTAGTATATCATGATACGATTGATTACACTACTCTTTCCCTAGGAGGTTCAAAATGAACAATGAGAACAAAGCAAGGATAAGAACAGTGTGGACAATGGTTGGTGTGACTATTCTCACATTAATTTCTGGTATAAATTCCAGCGTTCACGCTTTAACAGCACAAACTATCGTGTATAATAAAAATATATTATATATTAATAAATATACTAATTTAGTTAATATTAAAAATATTATTAATATAGATATAAATAATAATAAAAGCATTTCTAGTAATGAAGTTTATTTAGTTAATGATCTTTCTTCTGGAAAAACTTTTCAAATGCCCGCTTATAGCAAAATGCTAAATTTAAAATCAAGAGTAGATTCAAGGGTAATAATCTCAAGACTTGCAAATGCAATCCTGTCTCAAGAAACAGGTGGAGCAGGTGCATATTATCGCAAGTCTTATTCCAGTAGTGCATGTGGAGCATTCCAATACATGTCAACATCATGGAATAACTTTATGGGCTACAAGAGTGCATGTGATGCACCAGAATGGGTACAGGACCAACGCATGGTTAATGAACTAAAATCATCTTACGCTACCTACCATGACTGGAGAAAAGCTGTCGCAGCTCATCTTTGTCCATCAAGAGCAGGCAATATGGCAACTTGGAACAAACCAGTTCCAGGAAATCCAACTGTCCGTGAATATGTCACATCTGTATTTCAGAAGGCGAACATAGCATACTGATGAAAATACAAGTTTTCTCTCAGTATTTCAAATTAGCTCAGGAGGGGAAGGTAAAATTCCTCTCCTGTCCTAATCATAAGGAAGATTATGAAATTTTTAGAGTTAAATATGCACTCTTACATAAAGAAGAAGATGATACAATAATCTTGTACTGCACAAACTGCGGATACCAACAAACAGCTGGACTACAGCTTTATGAAAATATAATTAAAGAAATTGAGAAGGTACAAAATGTCGTATGAACCTCGCCCTGGCGATTATGGAGTTGTTAGAACAAATGGATGGGCTGCAAAGTTTATTCAGGTAGGAACAATATCCCGTTGGAATCATGCCTTTATCTATATCGGTGACGGTCAGATCATTGAGGCTCGTCCGACAGGAGTAGTAATTTCACTTGCTAAAGAATATCCGCTGATTGCTTGGAATCAGCATGAAGATATTACAGATGAAGCTCGGGCGGAAGTTGTAAAAGCCGCACAACACTTTGTTGGTCAACCTTATGGCTTTATAGACATTGCAAATCTTCTATGTAGAATCATTGGGTTAAAGTTTTTGGCAAATACAAGATTATTTGAAAAGATGGCAATGAAGGAAGGCTTGATCTGTTCTGAACTTGTTGCACTTTCATATGAAGATGCTGGCGTCAAACTTTCAGATAAGCCCCCTCACACAGTAACGCCTGGCGACCTAGCTGAACGACTGATTTATCAGTGAGCCGAAAGTAAGAAATGGATTTTCTGCCTATAGTTGATGGAAGAAGTTGCGGGACTTGTACAAAGTGCTGTGAGGGCCATTTGCGGGCTGATATCAAGCTATCTGACGGACGTACGTCATGGATAGGACAAGAAGAAGATACAGGAAATTTTCACCCTTGTGGATTTTTGAAAAAAGGCGAGGGATGCGGGGCATACAAAGAAAGACCAGTCAATCCTTGTGCACTATTTAAATGTGATTGGCTTACAGATGCTTCTATGCCTGAGTCTTTTAAGCCTGAGAGAAGTAATTCAATTTTTTCTACTCGCACAATCAAAGGTATTGAGTATACGATGCTGATTGAGGCGGGACGGAAGTTAGATTCTGAAGTTTTATCATGGGCTATAGAAAAACACTTGTCAGAAGGCACAAATTTTGCTTGGAGAGTATTAGGAAACATTTTTTGGATAGGTTCTGAAGAGTTTAATAATATGATGGCAGAAGATTACCCATTATTGACTCAAGGAACGTCACATGGCTCTGATTCACATTGAGCGGGCTTATATTGAGCCGTTCGAACAGGAAGATGAAGACAATTTCACCATATTGATTCACGTGAAACAAGGAAATGATCACATTTTTGCGGGAAAAGTAGATTTAGATAAACCCATGAAATGGCTGTATACTATAAATGCCGAAAATGGTGATCTAATTATCAATAATTCGGCGGGAATGGAAGCCAGTAAATGGAATCATCTAACCAAAGAGATTATAGGAGATATAGATGGACAAGTATAGTGTCTTATTTACCTTTATAGGTCTATTTATAGCTATAAGAATGTGGCGAGGTAGATAATATGGGCAATTTAGGCGATAGTATAGAGTCATTGGCAGAATTCCAGAAGATATTTGAGAATATTAGAGAACTTCTTGGTGCGATATTTATCCAGGAACAGAGAAATTATGATATGTTAGTAATGATTGCAGATAAGCTAGGTGCTGATACTGATAAAATGATATCTTTGCATGAATCTGGACAGATTCTAGCTCCCGCCCCGTCTTTTATTTTTGAAAATGATGATGAAAATATGACGTCTAGCGACGTTGACACTCTTTTTGAGTAATTTTTTCTATTTTTTTTATTTTTTGATCTTCCAATAGAGTATAAACTCTTATATGTGTATAGGTAATAAGAGTATCCAGAAGAAATTCCCGACCATTTTTAAATTATCCCCCGTTCTCAGCTAATTTTAAGAATTAGATTTGATCAAAATGTTAATGGGTATAAATTTTGTATGATGCATCTTTCCAAACGGAAAATGACTTTAGAATAGTCCGCCCGAAATGTCCGATTTGCCTGGAATGTCTGTCAAAAATGTGGTGTACATCACAAACTATTTTTAAAAGATGTCCGAATTGTATGCATTTTGGAGTTGAAAATGTCAGACCCCTATGATTTAATTATCTTATTGAAAGGGAAAGACCCAATCAAAAGAAAGGTTCAGAAAATGAACACTAAATACTCAGTATATCAAGAGTTCAAGGCTGACGAGTTCGTTGGTTCACTTGAAGAGTGCAAGGCTTATATCGCTGAAGAGCTTGCAGAGTTGGATGCGTTAGAGCAACGCATGATAGATGAGAATTGGGAAGAGGACGAGCGTTTCGCTCCATTCCGTCCAGAGTTCTTCATATCAGAAGAACAAAACAAGAAAGGTTGGTTGTAAAATGAAAGATTGGCGTAACCAAGAGCTAGAATGCTCAGATTGTGGTAAAGTCCAAGCTTGGGATACTTGCACAATATGTCAAGTAAAAAAGCTAAAGCTTAACTAATAAAATTAAACATAAATCCTGTGAGCCCTAGAAATAGGCAAATAATCAGGTCAGCAAATAAAAGAAAGTATCTTGAAAGGATAACTAAATGAAAATGAAACTACACTTCCCAGCCCAATCTGGTTACAAGGTTGGAGAATCTGCAACTTGCCGTTGTGGAAAGACTATCCGCTATTGGCGTGGTAGCCCGCTATCTACTTGGATGGCTACTGATTCAGGTATCTATTGTGAAGGTAAGGTGGCAGAATAATGTCATACTCATTTGATAAAACTAATGACCGTTGGTCAGAACTAGCAGATGATTATCAATCTATGCTAGATGAATTGGCTTCTGAGGATATGGAAGATGTCTTTGTCCCCGTTGCACATTTTGACCCTGATGAGGTGTTGTAATGATTACAGCACTAATTCTAACCCTTATTACTATTCCCGCCCTACTGATTGGATAATTAAATGATGACACGAAAAGATTATATTGCTACCGCTTCAATTCTTAATACTTACTTGAAACGAAATAATTCTGAATCACATCCGCAACTTGTTGCAGAGTTTGATGAATTGGTTCAAGATTTTATTTATTATTTTGAGAAAGATAATCCTAATTTTGATTCCGATAAGTTTTGGGAGGCTTGTTTTGGAGAATAAAGATATTTTTGGTTTTGCTGATGCAATTAAAACTGATCACCTTAGCGATGAACAAATAAAAATTGTTGAAGATATTTTTAAAGATTTCAAATAAAAATTATAACTCTGAGAGTTTCCTGAGAAGGCCGCGCCCCCGAGGTCGGGCGTGTCGTTACGAGGTGTGTGATTAAGCTCACAAAAATAGTTTTTTTTGGTGTCCGATTTGTACACATATACTGGCGGGTAATGTCAGACCCCCCTGCTATAATACTCATATAAACAAAAGAAAGGAATTCCAAATGAATTCACTAATTATCAAAGGTGGTTGCACAAGCCACGAAAATTGCCCAAACGAATTTTATATGGAATGGGATAAATGCACAACCTGTGGCGTTTATGTCAATGTAGACCAAGAGTTTAATGAAGGTGATGAGATAGAGTATGGTTGCCCGAATTGTGGCGATTTGCACAAATTCTCTGTGTGATTCACTTCACACAAAATAATTAAATAAACACGGCGTGTCGCCTTGATTTTCAGCAGAAAGTCTGCTAGAATACTCAGTATTAGAAACTAAAGAAAGGTGGTCAAAATGACTACACTAGAAAAAATAAACATATTCGCTGAACTCGGACTTTCGGGTGCATTAGAAAATCGTATTATTCATGAATACAATAATGGCGGTGTCCAATCCGCTTATGGGTTGTCAAACCTATATCGCTCTTTAATCATTAAATGGTTATTTGCGGTTAATCCAAAGTGTCACTGTGTAAAGTGTCTCTAAGGGGTTATCTATGAAAAGTTTAATAATGATTTCACTGCTTGTCAGTGCCTTCGTGTATAATTATCTCAACAATAAGAAATGGAAGCACTTAGACTAATGAAAAAACTATTATTCTCTCTGGTGGTAATTCTTCTCCTAATTATCACAAGTCCCGCCCAAGCTCGTGGGCTTCATGTCGCAAAGTATCATGGTTCTATTACTCATGCTAAATCGGTTAATCCATTTAAGGGTTTCCGTCACACTCGTTTAACTCGTGTGTATCGTGGTTCGGTAACCATATACAACAAGTAAACCAATGTCAGACCCTAGTGCTATACTAGGGAAATAACCAACCAACAAGAAAAGGAAAAGAAACAATGACAGTAGCAAACAAGACATATCAGGTAGGCGATTTGTTCACAACTCAGAAGTCAAAGGTTACAGGAGTTATAAAGGCTATCGAGCCAAAGTCTCCAAACTCAACCCTCGTGCTTCTTGATGTAGACGGTGAGGAGCGTTTCACAACCGTCACTTTCTAAGTTTAGGGAGATACCCTAGACAACCTGAGCAAGTTGTAAAACTGCTCAACAACCCAACAAAGAAAACAAGAAAAGGAAAACTAATGTCACTAAACGGATACACATATCAAATCGGAGATTTGTTCACAACTAGCAAGACAGGAATCACAGGTCGAATCCGTGATTTCACACCAATCAACAACAAGCTAACTCGTGTTGGTCTAACTCTTGCAAATGGTTCATATCGTTTTGCTATGGTAAAAACCTCTAAGTAATGCTATAATAAAACGAAACAGGGGAAGTTTGTGAGTGTTCTAACCCAATGTCGTAAGTAATAACTCTCCTTATTAGAAAAGGAAAAAGAACTAAAATGATGACACGTAAAGACTACGTAGCAACTGCAGAAATTCTAAATTCTTATGGTTCTGAAATGCGTTTGGAAGTATTTGAGGATTTAGTAAATGATTTTGCAGAAATGTTTGCAGAAGATAACGAAAGATTTGACTCAGATAGATTTTGGGACGAATGTTTTAAAACTGTAAACCACGGTTAAATAAAATTCCTGAGCAAGAATTAAAACTGCTCATGATCCATAATAATTAATTGAAAGTTAAACTAATTGCGACACGCCCGATGCGGCGCGGCCGCCCGAAATGTCCGATTTGTTACGATTACGTACGATAAGTCTGGAATGTCTGTCAAGTACGACACGCCGTGGTTTTTGTTATTTTTATCACATTATTTGAGCGTCTCACAATATGAAATTACTCGTTGGTAAGTAGAATAATGTCAGTACGTTCTGTTATACTAGGGGTATCAAGAGAAAGAAGGTCACAAAGTGAACCTAGAAGAATATAAGGCGTATGTCCTAGCCACCCGCCAAAAAGAAACGCTGTCAGC